ACAATTAAGCATTTTATACTGATATACTCTTCTTTCAAAGTCAATAGTCTGACCTATGTATATCTTACTCTTTGGGTTAGTTATTTTATAAATTCCTATCATAAAAAAAGGGAGTAGCTTTTAACCTACTCCCTTCAAAGATATAACTATTAAGTTACATTACCAAAGCTTATGCGACGTTGCCAAAATCACCGTACACAAACGCACTGTTGTAGTAGATAGGGAATGCAATACGAGCTTCAACTCTTACAGTAATCAAGTTCTTTTGGAAGTTATCGCTATCCATTTCAGAGAACTGAACAGAAATACCTTGATTTTGCATGATTTGAGCACCCATTGACCAGTCACCTACTAAGAACTTATCAGCAGCGATTGCTGTAGATTGGAATACTGGGATACCAGCGATAGTTAAAGAACCATCAGTAGTAACAACTGTAGAACCTGGAAGGCTATAAGCAGAGTTAGTATTCTTTGTGTTCATGATGTTAGCCCAATCAGTTGGGTTGATCAAAATACCATTAGCAGCATAGTTACCAGCAGAAACTTGTGCAATAGCTTGTACTAATTGCTCAACGTCAACTGTAGCAGCACCACTGAAAGCAGCAGCATTGATTGTTAAACCAGTCAAGTTAGGAGCTGTACCATCACCGTTTAATAACTGAGCATCTTCAGCTAATAAATACTTCTCTAATAAACGAGCTTGTAAGAAAGAAGTCATAGCAGGAACATCATCCAACATTTGACGAGAGATTCTTACATAACCAGCGATGTACTGAGCAGGAGCATCAGTCATTGTGATATCGAAGTCGATTTGAGATTTAGCAGAACCTTGTACTTGTGGAGCTGCACTACCTTCACCACCTGTTTCCTTAGGGAAAGTGAATAAACCTGTAGAAATAGTTCCTACTGGTAATAAGCTTCTCAAATGCACCTTACGAGAAGGAAGAGCATATACTTGAGGAGCATATTGTCTTTGGATATCACCAGTTAAGTTAACTGCTTCTGTCATGTTACCTACTGCCTTAGTGTCTAATACAAAGCCAGAACGCTTTGCTTCACCACGACCTAATTTTGCGATACTGTCAGCATTCTTTTCGATTGCTTCAGCAAGAGTTGCATTGAACCCTTTTACTTGATTTTCACTCATTGTCTTACGATTGTTTTTTGCCTCTAATTTGTCAGCAGCATCTTTTACTACAGCAACTTGAGATTTTAATTCTTCTAATTCTGATTTTAAGCCATCTACCGCTACTGCGTTATCAGCTTTTAATGTTTCGATAGCACCGTTTACTTCGGTTTTAACGCCTTCGAAAACACTTTTGATTTCTTCTACCATTAGTTGAAAATTTTAAATGATTTTAAATAATTGTTTACCTCTACTTCAATAGAAACCATCGGGTCTTCCTCTTCTTCCAATGCTTCATCTTCTGGCATTTCGACTTCGCCTTCAGATGATGGTTGCGGTTGTTCTTCAGGGTCGACTGATTCTTCGTCTTCCATCTCAGCAAGATATTGTTGTAATTGTTTAAGTTTAAGTTCTAACAGCTCAAATGTTTCGTCAGTAAAATGACCGTTCCTTAAAGACTTGATAGTTTTGCCCATCTCATCTACAAGAACAGACTTGATCTGACTCTTCACTCCAACTGTAGGTGTATTTGCGTTTGCGCCCCACAATACTGAACTACCCTCAAACAATTTTATTTCGTTGATTTCGTTATAGCCTGATTTCGCTTGTGACTTGATAGTCTGAAAGCCAATGCTATGTTCTGTGATATGACCTTCTTTATACAACTCATAAGTATCGTTACCTAATGTTGTATTAGGCATCTTTACTCTAGCCTTCAAACCAAATCCATCTTCCATCATTTCGAATGGCTTAGCGATTGGCTTCTCGGTTGAGTGGTTAAATAAATGCCAGATTCTATTCTTAGCATTAGGTCCGTTTTCTTTAAGGGTTTTAGTGAATGCACCTGGTACAATAACATCGCCATCGCTGTCGACATTACCAAACGCAGAATAGTAGACAGTGATAATTCTGCTACCGTCCTCCATATCTACTGGAGCACCACTTACCGCTTTTTTGTTATAAAAGTTACTCATATTTATTTATTTAAGCTATATACACCGTGCAGCATCTACAGTTGCAGTTATTTACTGCTAACCCAGCCGCATCATGAGCATATTGCATTTCAATTAACCCATAGTCAGGAGTCTTTACTAGGAATGGTTGATTAACAGGGATTCTTACACCTTTGTTATCAGGATTCGTTTGTCTATCTAAATCCCTGTGCCATAATCTTGGCTTACCACTCTTAGCTGGATATTCAGCAGCTATCCATTGTTTTAATACTGGAATACCTGCTAACTTCACCGCACCTATAGCACCTGTACTTAATGCTTGATGGCTTTCAGTTCTTGCTATAAGTAAACTCCTTGCGTTATTTATCTTACTCTCTCTTAGAGTCTGAATTGCCAATTTATTAACCTCATTCTGTGACAATCCATTCTCACGACCATACTTTATAACACTCGCTAATATACGAGCTATTTCGTTTTCAGTAGTATTCTCTATGCCTTGCATCTTTAGTCCGCTAATGCCAACCCAATACGACAACATAAATACTAACCACTCATCCAAAATGTTCAAAGGGTCAAGGTCGATCTCTTCCGCTTTCTTACTCGTTTCAAACATCTGTTGGTATCGCATAGCAGTATAACCGCCAGTTGATTCATACAAAGTTCGTAAAATATTATTAATCTTATCGCCAGTAAAAAATCCTGCACGATTATTAGCAGCTTGTTCTACCCCTAATGCTTCAACCATTTGTGCAGCTTTATCAAAGTCAGCTTGTAAAGCCTCTTTTATTTTAGGCTGAAACTCTCTGATTGATTTCCTTGCAATCTTTTGTTGCAAAGCAAACTGCTGTGATGGGTAAAGTATTTTCGGCATCTATTTTACTGGAGGCAGATTATAGTCGCTTTGTTGTTGTGCATCTCTAGGGTCTTGTAACATGGTTAATTCATCAATAGGTAAATAACCTGCTGGTATGAATATCTCATTCATTACTTCATCCATGATAGTATCGTAACGCATAGCTGCTCTCTTCTCGTTTGGAGTAATCCACCAAGATTGAGAAAGGATAGCACTAAGCTCTTTCATGTCTTCCTGAAGTTCAGGGAATACTGTCAAATCAAAATCAATATAGTAACCTTGACCGATTTCTGTTGCAAAGAATCTATTGAACGCATCACGAAGTGCTACTAACTCAGGAAGGACTACTTGAGTCAACATTTCCTTCTTAGCTTCCTTCATGTTGTTATAAGTCTTGTTATCAGGATCGTTAAACAACGCAGAGTTCACTCCGTAAACATTACAAAGTTCTCTAAGTGTTACTTTCTCTGATTCTAACAACTGCAAGTCAATTGGACTTAAACCCATGTTAATCCAATTCAACTTAGCACCTGCAATCAAAATCTTACCAGCATTTTTTAATATACCAGCTTGAGTTTTTGTGCCATACTGATTGTAAAAATCTTCTTTAAGCTTTCCTGCTGCCTCTGGTCCGAAGTCATTTGATTCATCAGCAGATAAGATACCCTTAGGTCCTTGATTCTGCAACATACCAACTGAAGTGTCCTTCGCATCGTTAGAACGCTGAACAGTTCTGTAAGCAGCCTGTAAAGGTGACAAACCATATAGTTGATTACCGTTAGTGTCAAAGTAAGGGTTGAAGTATTTTAGATGGATTACGTCTTTCGCATCTAATTGATCCCATCCAACTAGCGTAAAAGAATAACCTTCAACCCCATTTATTGTACCATCAGAAATAATGGCAACGTATTGAGATGGGAGTGTAACAAGTTCAGCAACCTTACCATTGGAAAGTCTATTCGCCCAGATGTAAGTGTTACCTGTAATTAGTTTATAACCTACAGCACTCTCGATAAATTCAGAGAATGATTGATATTCATTTGGTTTTTCTAGTAATGTGTTTAATTCGGAATCAGCAATCTCAGCAACCGCTTTTACACGAACTAACTCAGCCTTAGCAATATCCGCAGTAGTGCTAGCGTTATTAAGCATAGACTTGTATCTAGCTAACTCTTTCTTGTTCTTTACTTGATAAACGTAAAAAGGAACAGTAGAAATAGTTTTAGAGATACGTTTGATGATAGCATATACCTCACTATTGTTTTTATAGTCAAGTACAAATTTTTGCTGGTCTAATTCTGGATAAAGTGTTCTTCCTCCAATCAATCCACCAAAATCAGTAAAAGGATTGTTAAAAGTCACCTTTGGTGCTGCCTTCTGTTGAAAAGGGTTAGCTGCCTTTAGTATGTCCGTTAAATTCACGCTATATATTATTTTTACAAAAGTAACAAATTTTTAGCCTATACAACCCACCCTCTTTTTGGTTTAGCATATTTTGTGTATATGGCATACCTCATAGAGTCCATCAAGTGATCTCGAAACTTCACAGGTTCATCAAGTGTGTTGCCATCGGTATCGGTCTTCCACTTGTAGTTTTTAATCTCATCAAGCAAATCTAGTGATTCTGATTTGATGTGCAGAGGAAATGATTTAACCTTGTTAATACCTGCATAAACATCCTTAACAGCAGACTTTAAGTTAAACCCAGCCTTGTTAACTTCCGATATGGTTTTCGGTTCGGCAGGGTCGGCATATATCTCAGAATTTCTATCTAAGCCTAGTGACCTCATCCTATCAATTAGTAACGCCGTCGACATTTTTGTATCGTAGATTAATTGGTCGACAAACAATTCGCCATCAAAGTTTTTAACCCTAACAAGAGCTGTTTGGTTGTTAAATCCAAAGTCAAGTCCGTAAAACACATCTCCGCCATCAGGGAAGTTCCTTCTACGCTTCCAATGCGTATAAATGGTCGCTTGGGATATTGCTCTCTCTCCTAAGCCGTAAACTCGCCAATATTCATGATCAGCTGCTTTAAGCCTCTCAATCTCTTCCACGATTCCTTTCTCAAGAAATGGATTGTCTAGGTAGGTAGTGATGGTAAAGTCAGCATCTTCACGAGGAACAACCTTATCATAAATCCAGGAGTAGTAATCGGACGGGTTATAGTCAATAACAATCTTTTCTGTTGTACGAAGGGACAACTGCATCCAAGATTCGTAGTTTACCTCGTTCGCCTCGTTTATAAACAGATAATTACGCTTACGACCTCTAATCTTCTGCGGTTGGTCAGTAGAAACGAACTCTACGACATTCCCACCCAAAAAGTAGATATTATCAGTCTTATTGTGCTTCTCTTCGCTATAAAGCCCATATTTGGAAAGTATCTCGATAAAGTCACGCATTACCGATCCTTTGATGGATGGAAGCGAACTACGACATATTGTCAGCGTCTTCCCTTTCTCTTGAAGCAACTTAACGATAAACCAGGTCATGACATTGTAGGTCTTGCCCGATCTTGTTCCACCTTGCATGATGGATATTCTCTTTGTAGAGTTTTGGAGGACTTCGAATACTACGTTGGTGGTGACGTTCATAGGAAAAATTTTAAAAAATAGGATAGAAGTTTACTAATAGAAAACTTTTGGTTTTATAGAAAGGTAGGGGCTTGTTTCACAGACTGCTATTTTAAGCCCCATTTTAGCCTTTCAAATATTAAATGGACACATAGTACTACACATAGCATTAAAAGCCGTAGAAACGTCTTAAAATGCGAAATAAAGCTATTGTGGCTACTCTTCATACTCTCCGTCTTCATTTATATCCAATAATTCCCCTTTATCATGGTTGTAAAGAGGGATTTCGTCACTCTCCCCTGCTTTATAGGCAGGTACGACCATTCCTGGTTCAGTTTGCGTATCAAAGTTGATTATCTCACCTTCTGGTAAGGTCTTGTGCTCATCTCCATCTATCTGCTTCATAATATCTCCAATTTGGTTCGGTTTAATGACATTGACTGTAATCTGCTTAACCACATCTCCTTCATGACTAACCTCAGTCTTCTCGATATACCCTCTTCTCTTTCCTCTAGTCTTCAGAAGGAACATTGTAGCTAAGGTATCACCCCTAGCAATCCTCTCCATTAGCTTCTGTTCGCCAAAGTCAAGCATTATCTCCTCAGGCTCGATTTCAGCTAATCTCTTAGCAAAGTCAGGGTCATCCTTCAACCAAGTCTTATACTGCGTCCTACCGACTCCAGATGCTTCACATGATATGGTGATATTGCCAAAGTTTTCCTTATAAGCTATGATAAAAGCCTCTTTAGCTATTTCCTTGAATTGTGCGTTCATATTATTTGTTTTTGCTAAATAAAGTAAATAAATACTCTACAGCTATTTGGATTTGTGGTAATAAGATTAAAACAATATTGTGCCATTTCATATTATCTATTCTTTAGTTTGTTTACCAAATTTTGGGACTTAACAATACTTCTATACTTCCTTGCTATATCTTTTGGTATAAAAAACGATGGTATTTTTATCATAATAGGCTTTTCTCTTAATTCTTGCATTTTGTTATCTATTCTTTGTTGGTGTGCGTATTGAAATAATCGTAGCAGCCTTCTTCTCTAGGTTCTCATGACCAACCCATTTGCCACATTTAGTACATTCAAACTGAGTATCCTTAATTTGACTTAACCAAACGTATCCTTCAGTAACATTACCGCATTTACACGTGTATAATTTCTTTCCGTAAGTGTCTTTCATTACATTCCTTGTTTTAGTTGACGACATAACAAACGATAACCTTTAGTCTTATAACTTCTTTTGATGTTTCGTTTCATCCTTATTATCCTTCTTAGCATAAAAGCTAGTGTCATATAGGAAATCATGTCAAATGTTTAAAAATGTTAAAATCATTGTTTTATATCAGAATATTGGGGGGCACAAGGGCTCTCCCCTATCGTCTAAGCTAAAAAAGAGGGTAGGGGGTCTATGACTTAACATAATATATATTATTGGCTGTTCTCCCCTATTGTTTTGGTTGTTCATTGGTGGTGGTTTATACCGCTAAGTTAGTAAGTATTATTTAATGATTGGTTAGGCTGTCAAAGGCGAAAAGAAAACAATTATGCAACATTTATCCAACTTTCTTTTGATTTGGCAATTGGTTCTATTCGTTATTATCTTATCGAATATGGCTAGATTATTAATGGATTATTTAACCTCTAAAATTAATTAGTATGAACATTATAGACTTTGCTTTGTACCTTATAATTGGTACTTTATTGATAACATTAGCCAAAACAATTTGGCAAGAATTGACAAACAAATAAAATTTAAACACTATGAACACTACACAAACACAAACAAAAGAGCAGGTAATTAAGCATCTCATTGACTTAATCAATGAGATGGACACAAATGAATTGATTCAATTAAATGACGAGTATTGCGAATCTATTAATTCAATGGATAGCAGAGTCTATAATAACGATGAAGAATTTTTAGAGATGGCATTTGGCACTAATGTCGACTCAGTTGCAAGGGCTATATGTTACGGAGACTATAGATACCAAGACAACTATGTAAGATTTGACGGGTATGGCAATTTGGAGTCTTTTAATTATTTTGAGGCTAAGGATTTACCCGATTATTTGCCAACTATGTCGGAATATATCTTTGACACTTTCCAAGATTTTAGCCAATTTGACGAAATAGACTTTAAAAATATTGAAGATTAATAACTATAAAACCTACAAAATGAAAAAGAAAATATTAAACGCAAAAGAATTAATGGATTATCTAATTGAATTAGAGGATTATGGATTTGATTTGAATACAATTACTTTACATTATAGAGAACACGACGATTCAGACGTAGAATTAATTACTGGTGTTTGTGAGGACTTATATGATGCAGAAACTAATTCTATTTTAGAGTCTATTCTATTTTATACAAATTCAGAAAACCAATAAAAACCACCAAAATGAAAACACAAACAATTAACACATTTTTATTCAGTGAATTATCAGAGGAAGTAAAAAAGAAAGTATTAATAAAATATGCCGACAAGGGTACTTTTGATTGGTGGTGGGAAAATACTTTTGATGAAGCAAAGATAAACGGCATAAAATTAACAAGCTTCGAATTA